TATTTAATAAAATCATTATCGGTAAGTCCTCGTTCATATAGGTATTTTTTAACCATATTAGCTACATAAGACTCTGATGATGCTAAGTATAGAGGTTGAAACTCTTTTGGTATCTCTACTATAGATAGTCCTGTATATTCTATATAGGAACCTTTCGGTAAGTACTTGAGTATTTCAGCTGCCTGATCTTTTGGAGTTTTAAGTTGTTTGAGAAGAGACCTTATAGACTGTCCTCTAGTTTGACATACCCAACACTCCCAGAAGTTCTTACCTTCTTCGGTTGTATGCATATTGATCTCTAGTTTGGGCTTGCGATGATTGCAAAAGGGGCAATGGAAAGCATGATTATCCCTTGCTCTCTTATGACTCTTACCTAAAATATTCTCAATGGATCCTAAAAGGAAAGTATAGTCCATATAATTCGTCCGTATCTTAATAGTAAGATAAGAATAAATTATCGGTTAGACAACTATATTTCGTTATTTTGTAATAAATCTCCTATGGCTGCTGATACTGATTGGTATAGAAGGGTTTTATTATCAATATCTAAATAATCGTGAAGTTTATTAGTGATTGCTTTAGCTAGCTTTAATACATCTTCGTTTGAAAGATCTAATTGCTCTCTTACCAATACTTTTTTATTTTCTAATATTATTTTGCTAAGTTTCATAATTTTAATCTAATCCTGATGTTCTACCTGATGCTCTTTCAGCATCTAACCAGGCTTGTTTTCCATTTGAATAACTGTCTTTATCTCCTTTAAACTTATCATCCAATACTTGAATTTTGTCAAAAGAAGCATTTGCTGTCGGATCTATTTTAATATTTACATTTCCGTACTTTTCATATATACCTGACTTCCATCTTTCTAAACTATCAGTACCGAAGATACTAGTAGATGAATCATCAGGGTTAGGAAAGTTAAAACCGAACGTTGGTTTTTCTCCAAGTACTGATGTAACTAAGTTCCAAGTTAAATCTTCTAACTTAACAACTTTTGTCTTTTCTTCTAATATAATTTTAGATAGTTTCATATATTTAGTCGTTATCACATCCGCAGTTGCCTCCGCATGCACATTCTTCGTCTTTTATGTATTCAGTTTCCATACTCTTATTTTTAAATCACCTGTTCCTTTTATCAGACGGTGGTATGTCTCTTTAGGTATAAATAGTTTATCTTTTGTTAATAGTCTCGGTATATCGTTATCAAGTTGAAATAACCAGTCTGTATTACCGGTAGGTTGTATTATACGGTCTTCTTTATCTCTATGCCATACAAACTCAAATGAAGGAGTATCTTGAGAAAACTCTCTTAAAGTATAATCGTCTATTATTTGTTCTTTATATGGTAACATTGTTGCAGTTAGGACATTTACTATAAGGTCCGTTCTGATTAGAAGATACGAAAATTAATGCAATGCCACAAGCTCTACATAAGGTCATTTTTACCAGTAGCCTGAAAAGTTAGCTGAGCCTCCTAAAGATTTCCAGTAGCGGCCAATATTGCAGGACCAGTACCCTGCTTTAGTTTTGTCTTTCTTTTGAGCACATTTATGTCTTGCTGCAAATGATGCTCTAGCTCCTTTTTGTTTAAACTTAACTGATAAGTTAGTATCTCCAAAAGAAACCTTCTTTATATTTCCTTTCTTTGATTTTACATAAACGTAGAACTTTTTAGATCCTCCACGTTTAGGTTTATTGAGCTGTACTTTTTTACCTCTATGTTCTGCTTCTGGTAGATAGTTAACAGATGCTTTTATAATATCAAAGCCGTTAAAGTCGTATGTTTCGTTTTGAAGTTGAACTGCTTCTCTAAACTTATCCATATCGATTGTACCGCCGATGCTCTCTACTAACTCTTTTATTAGGTCAAAGTCAATCATCTCTTCTATAGAAGCTGCTTCATCTATTAAGTCTTCGTTTTCTATCATCTCATCGATAACACATCCAATTTCAAATAAAGCATTCTTATCAGTAGATACCATTGGAAGATCTAAAGGAACATTTAATCCGTTATAATCTGCATACTCTCCTATATCAGTAGTCTCTATAAGATCTATATCTTCTTCGCTAAGTTCGATTTCCTCGTTGCTATGAGCTTCTCTAGCTTCTTTAAACAGTTGTATAAAGGCAGGAGAGTTATACCGGTAGACATGCTCGTGTAATGAGAGTTTATTGTCTAAGTGGTACTGTAGCGATGGGTATCCTATAATTTGCTTTAATTTAATCATTGTTGAAATCTTTTCTATAAAATTTACCTAGTATGTTATCGTTGATATACTGATGACTGTATGTCTCAAGAACGTCATTTATAAATAGGTGCTTACATTCATAATAAGTGAGTAGCTTCTTAGTAGGTACAAAATCTAGTATCTTCTTTTCAAAATCTGCTCTTAAATCTACACTCTCTTTTACTAGCTTTATTATTTTTGGATGTGAACCATAATAGTCTTTCCAATCAGATTCTGTTATTATTTTCTGTTTAAGTGGGGTACGTCCTCCTATACCTTTTGCTTTTCTTTCTTCTTTAAGAGCTTGTAATGCTCTTTTTCCTAACTTCTTATTCCTTTCGAATCGCAATACTTTCTTTCCTAGATACTTAAGACCTGAGGGTTTGTGAAAAACCTCATAAATGAATCCGTAAGTGTCTTCTGGGAAGTCTGATATATCATTGAAGTATCTACCCTGGTATGTCCAGGTAGGGTTCGTCATTTCCATATATGTTAGTTTGTGCCGCTAGAGCTTCGACTTGAGCTCATATATCTGTAACTGCTGCTCTTTAATAGCATTTATCAATAACGCGACGATTTTATCGTAACGAACTGCCTTGTAGCCGGTATCTCTATCGACTACTAATTCTGGTAGAACTTTTTCGATCTCCTGTGCAATAACTCCGACGTCGTGTCCGGTATGCTCAGATTTGTCATTCCAATCAAATTCGTATCCTCCTATTTGATTTATTTTATCTAATGCTCCTTTTATAGGAGTAATATTATATTTTAACCTTTCATCAGATGAGTGAAAAGCTGTAATATCACCTGTTGCAGTTATAGCACCATTTATTAAAGCTGCACTACCGGTGATCTGGGCGAAAGTAACATTACTACTTGTCTGTAAGTCTTTTGCATTTACATCTACACCGTTAAGTTTAAATTGACCTTGAGCAGTTCCAGCTGATGAGCCTGATACTGTACCTGTAGGAAGGTGGCTTATTACTTGAGCTGAGCCTGATACTGTACCTGCTGGTGCAGTTGCTGAAGCGTCTTCTAAAGAGTCAAGTCTAGTACTTATAGAGCTACTTGGTGCAGTAAATGAACCTGATATGGTAGTACCTGTTAAACTGCGTATAAGAGCTGCATTAACTCCTAATGAACCAGATATTACAGTTCCTGTTAGAGACCTAATCAAACTAGCGTTAACTCCTAAAGAACCGGATATTTTATCTGCATCAGCTTTATCTGTTGTTAGTGTACCTACACTAGCTAAGTTTGTTGCTATGTTAGCTGCTAAGCTTGCGGAGGTTAATGTAAACGAACCTGATATTTCACTTTTATTAGCTTTATCTGTTGTTAATGTACCTACACTTGCAAGGTTTGTTGCAATGTTAGTAGCTAAACTTGCAGAAGTTGCTACAAACGAACCAGAGATAGAAGCACCTGTTAGTGATCTAATTAATGTAGCATTATCACCTAATGAACCTGAAACAGATGCTGCTGTAATACCTCCGAATGAACCAGAGATAGATGAAGCATTCAACGATCTAATAAAGGTTGCGTTTACTCCTAGTGAACCTGATATTTCATCGTCTATTTGATCTGATGAAGATATTAGAGTTTTTGCATTTAAGGTATTAATAGCTGTTTCATGTGAAGCACTTGCAGCTGTTAGGGTTGCAATTGACGTTTCATGTGAAGCACTTGCAGCATTTAGAGTAGCAATATCGGTTGCGAATGATGATGAATTAGCTAACTGTACCCAATTTCCACCATGTGCAAAGTAAGCTGATCCTGTAGCATGTACGTGAGCGAACATACCGTGGTAAGTTGTAGCGGATGGTAGGTCATCATATTCATTATAGTGGAATCTAATCTTACTAGACATTCCAGTTGAATCGATTGCTCCTGTAATAGTTGATGAGCCGGATACTGTTTGACTGCCAGATAATATTTGAGAACCTGTTACTAATAGGCTACCTGTTATTTGATGTAAATCATTACTATCGTCTCCAAATATAGTTGAACCTGATTCAAATATAGTGGAAGAAGATATTATCTCAGTATTAAATTGCTGTGCTGTAATATCACCTGATACGATTAAAGAGCCGGTTACTGAAGCTACTCCTAGTGCTGTTGAGCCGCTGTAATCTATCCAGGTGGGTAGCACATTCATTGTCTTGGTTGCTCCTGAGCTTTCAGAAGTGAATAAAGAAAGTGCTCCGGTAGTCTTATCTATCGAAGAAGAATTGATTAAATTCTTTAAGTTATCATCCATCTCTGATTGAGTCAGAGCAGTTCCTTTCAGTATTCTAAGTGTTATCTGAGACATAGTTATTTTTTATTTACATATCTAATTTTACTACAAATGTCATTTCAGTGCTATCAGATTTAGGTATTGGTTGGCTAAATTTAGATACTGCTAATAATTCTTTTGCATCATTATATAATCCTACCGTTGTAATATATGGTTGAAAAGTACTTCCTGTAACATTGTTATGTAGAATTCCTTCTGAACCGGTGATTGCTGATGGATGCTGTGAAAAGTTCATTTCATGATCTTTTACCTCACATCTAACATTATACGTATAAATAGGTTGGGTTGCTTTCCATCGCATATCTAATTCCGTTTGGGCAAATGTTAATAAGCTTCCTGTAGTAATAGTTACAATACCGTGAGGGTATATTATATCGCCTACTTTAAAACTACCAGTTGTAGATAATGCAGTTGATGCTGATACTACTAAGTTACCTTCACCGTCATCAATATACTCTATACCTTCTCCTGTTCTAAGAAACTCTTCAGGAGTGGGGCTTCCAATATAATCGTCTTCGTTATCTGAAATTCCATCTGGTCCGGCTTCTATATATGCACCGTCTGCTCCTTCAAAAAAAGAACCTGAATATCCATCAAAAGCTAATGCTCCTGAAACGTGCATTATAAAAGTATTAGGTTTAATTCCTGCTCCTATATGTTTTCTGGGAATTGAGAATACATTTGCATTGTCTGGAAGTTCTCTAAAGGCGGTCTTGTATGAACCGGTTGCTATAGAGGACATTAAGTAATTTTCAAATGAACCAGATTGGACCTTCTCTCCTGTATCTTCTGATTCTAAAGTAAAGTTAGAATAGTACAGGTGGTTTAGTCCGCGGTAACCGAGTATTCTATTAAATTGCATTCCAGAGTTACCAGTAGTAATGTCAAATGGTGATTTAAAATATTCGGCGGAACCGGAAGTAGTAAAGAAGCCATCTACGCCGAAATCTTCAAATTCTGTTTCACCGGCGATGCGGTAAGACTTATTTGCTTCATACGATGTTACATAGACATCTTGTTTGTTTAGCTTTTTGTAGGCTCCCATTCATTAAAAGTCAAGCTTTATACGGACCAAAGCTTCTTTAGTAAAGTCCTTTAGAAGAGGTCTCGATAGTTTAGCGGTTGCAAGTAAATCGTTATTGTCGTTGTAAAGTCCTACTGAGGTAGCGTACGATTGAGGGTTGTTAACCATTACATCGTGTCTTAGCTCTCCTGATCCTGTTACGTTAGAAGGGTTAGATGAATAATTAAATTCAGCATTTCTAGCTCTTACAAATACGAAATTGGAAGAGATAGTTTCTTCTGAATTAATTTTAAAAGAACCTCCTTTATCAATAGCGTTAAATATTTTTTCTGAACCACTACCTTCGGTATTCATAGTACGTATAGTACCTAAATTTATTCCTCCTTCTGCTGGTGTGCCGTCTAATGCTTTTCCGTTCAACATAATTACACCTACATCTGGTAAAAAGAATCCGTAAGATCCTGATGCTAATGAATGTCCTGTTGCGTTAACTCCTGTATACACATTTCCTAAACTTCCTGATACTACTTCGAATACTCGACCTGCATCATTAAAGTTTGTTGTATTAGCAATTTGACTATTATCAGTTAGGTTTAATAGTACTCCGTCTCCTGATCCAGATAGTTTTAGACTAAATGTGCCCGGCAATAGTTTTTCTTTATACCTTGCTCTATCTAGAGATATAACATAGAAGTGTGAACCAGTTTCTGATCCAAATACAAAGTTTCCTTCTTCATCTCCTAATACTAAAGATCGGTATTGACCGTAAATAGTTTTAGAAGGAGAAGCTCCAGTTACTGCTAAGTTAAAATGTAAGGAACCAGATCCTACTATATCTCCATAAGCAACAGAGAATTGGACTGCTGCCGTTGTATCGTCAGAAGCTGTTTGGTATACATTATTATAGTATGCTCCTGAAGCTCCTGCTACTTGAGCAGAGGCTGTATAGAATTCTGTTTGCTCTATTACCGAGTTACTCCAAACAGGTGCAGTGATGGATTCAGCACTAATTACTATATCTTGAGGGTCAAATCTTTTAAACGACATCTTTTATGTATTAGTTAGTTTTAGTAATATTAACCGGTAATGTAAGACGTGCACCAGAGTCTCTACCTATTACTGTTATTGTTGTTTGTAGTTGTGTACGTGTACCAAATAGGGTGTTAATAGCAGTTGCAGTTAAGTTAATTGATGTTCCAATAACAGTCTTAGAAACGTTTGTTCCTACTGTAGTTGTACTGTTTAACCTTTCTGCTTCGTCTGTATTAACTCCTACTCCTGTAAATGTACTAAGTACTCTAGTATCAGCTATTGTAGCTGTATATCCGTTTGCTTCGAAACTTGTAGTTGCTCCTAAGTAGTTTAGTGTCTGAGGGGTAATTGCTAGTGATGCTCCTTGCTTTAATGTAATAGAAGCGAACCCTAAATCCAATACTGGTAGTTTAGAGGTTCCTCTTGGTAGAGTTGTTAGCTTATATTTCATTATTTGGTTCTCATCTGGAAATGCTTCTAATAGAGGCATGTTTTCTATTGATTCTCCATAGTAAGCTGATCCTGAAGGATGGCTTGGGTTGTAGAGTGTATAGTCGATTTCATCATCTGCTAGTGCAAATTGTGTAATCTTAAATGAGCCGTCCCCTCTTGCTAATAATTCTCTACCTTTTTTGGTAAGTATAGCATCGACGGTGACTACAGAGTTATTTAAATATCCCATTTTCTTTGTATGTGTTTGTTATAAATATCTATAATAATTAAAATATGATTATGTTGTTGATGTACTAGGGGTTACACTAGGGGTTACACTTATGGTCGGTGTTATACTAGGGGTTACACTTATGGTCGGTGTTACACTAGGGGTTGCACTAGGGGTTGCTGTTACTGATGGTGTTACACTAGGTGTTACTGATGGTGTAACTGATAGTGAGGGCGATGGTGTAGGTAGTACTATTAAATTTTCTGATTTAC